TTGAAGCAATCAACGCAACGGCAGACTTCACAGAAGTTATCTTTGCCATAGATGCAGATGACGTTAAAACTTACAACGGTCTTATGGCAGAAACTGCTGGGCTAAATAATGTCAAGGTTGTTATTGCTGAACGTATGGGCATGAATGGCACACTTAACCACTGGGCTTTATGGTTTGCGCCTGACTACGATTACATCTGTTTTATGGGTGACGATCACCTACCGCGCACAGGTGGCTGGGACACCAAACTTGCAGAAGCTATTGGCACAGAGCCGGGCATTGCTTACGGTAACGATTTACTGCAAGGCGAGAACTTGCCAACTGCCGTAGTCATGTCTAGCAAGATCATTAGGGCTACTGGATTTATGTCACCGCCAGCGTTAAAGCATTTGTTTCTAGATAACTATTGGCTTGCAATGGGTCACGCTTTAGAGAACGTGAACTACTTGCCAGATGTAATCCTTGAACATCTGCACTACACAAACGGCAAGGCAGCGCATGACGATAGATACGCAGCTGTCAATAATCCAGAAATGCACAACGGCGATCAGGCTATCTTTGCTGAATACCTAGCCACAGAATTTGCTAATGACGTTGAGAACGTAAAGGCTTGGTAATGAAGATACTGATCACAGGCCACAAGGGATTTGTTGGGCGCAATTTTGTTAAGGCGTTACCCGATAGCGAGATCACAGGGATTGACTTAAAAGACGGCAACGACTGCCGGGACTTCTTCAAGACCAACACAGACCAGTTCGATCTAGTCATTCATCTAGCAGCCATTGTTGGTGGTCGCGCAACTATCGAAGGTGAGCCATTAAGCGTTGCCACAGACTTATCCATAGATGCTGAGTTCTTTAACTGGGTGCAAAGAACAAAACCCATAAATACGGTTTACTTCTCTAGCTCTGCTGCTTACCCAATAGACCTGCAAAACTCACACCGCAGATTGCGTTTATCTGAATACGATCTAAACCTAGATGCTGTTAGGAATCCTGACCTGACTTACGGATGGGCAAAACTAACTGGCGAGTATTTAGCGCAATTCTTAGAAGATACGAACCTATTTGTGTTTAGGCCGTTTAGTGGTTACGGATCAGATCAAGATGCTGATTACCCGTTTCCTAGTTTCATTGACCGCGCTATTGCTAAGGCAGACCCCTTTGACATTTGGGGCGATGGCGAGCAGGTGCGCGACTTCATCCACATTGAGGACATTGTTCAGGCTGTTTTGTGGCACGTTCAAACGGGATACACCGGCACTTTCAATCTCTGTTCAGGCTTTGCTACTAGCTTCAATGACCTTGCTGAGATGGTCTGTGAAGAAGCAGGCTACAAGCCTGTGTTTAATCACATACGTTTAGCACCTACTGGTGTTGAGTATCGCGTTGGTGATCCGCATTTGTCGCACCAATACTTCATACCGCAGATCAGTCTGCGTGAAGGTATCCGTAGGGCATTGGCAGAACGCAAGTAGAATAGTTAAGACTTAGGAGTTACATGGCAATCACAAACGGCTACGCCACCCTTGCACAGGTTAAATCTGCTTTACGCATCTCAGATGCGATAGATGATTCTATATTAGAAATGGCAGTGGAATCAGCATCACGCGCTATTGACGGACATGCTGCTAGATACTTCTATTCATCTGGAACTGCTACGCGACTTTACGCAGCAGATGATTCTTTTGTTGTGCAGACTGATGACATTGCAGGTACTGCCATAGTTCTGCAAACTTCATCCGCAGGTGATGGAATCTTTGACACCACGTTTGCACCTATTGACTACCAGCTAGAGCCACTTAATGGAAACGTAGACGGTCTACCTGTTCCATTCACAAGAATCCGCGCTGTTGAAAATTACCTGTTCCCGGTAGAAGTTGAGCAAGCTCTTGTTAAAGTAACCGCAGTCTTTGGTTGGGCATCTGTTCCAATCGCTATCACTCAAGCAACAATCATTCAGGCAAGCAGAATTTACAAGCGTCTCGAAAGTCCTCTCGGCGTAGCTGGCTTTGGAGATTTAGGCGCAATTTCTGTTACTAGAGATTTAGACCCAGACGTTGCTCAGCTTGTTGCTCCGTATCGCCGTCTAAGAAACTTTGCATAATGGCTTTACTATCTGAACTAAGAACTGGGTTAGCGGCTAACCTTGCAACGATTACAGGGCTACGAACAGCAGCTCTTATGCCCGACAATCCAAACCCACCTATTGCAGTAGTGCAACCAGACTCCATTGCATATGACGATACCTTTGGCAGGGGAATGCAAACCTACACTTTTACTGTTGTGGTTCTTGTAGGTCGCGTAGCTGAACGATCTGCTCAAAATGCCATAGATGCCTTCTGTGCAAGCACCGGGTCAAGCAGTATCAAACTTGCATTAGAATCAGATAAGACACTTGGTGGCAAGGCATTTGATCTCAGAGTTACCGACATGAGAGCTTATGCAAGTATTGCTGTCGGTGAAGTAAACTATTTAGCAGCAGAGTTCTTAGTTCTCTGCTACGCAGACTAAGGGAGCAATAACAACATGGCCAAATTTGCAGCCACAGATTACAAGGTCACCGTAAACGGTACCAACTTCTCTACCAACTTAAACAGCGTTGAACTCGCTATTGAGTCAGACGATCTAGAAACAACTGCATTCGGTGGCGAATTCCGCACCCGTGTTGGTGGTCTAAAGACTGGTTCAATCACACTATCTTTCATGCAAGACTTTGGTTCATCTTCAGTAGATGCAACCTTGTTCCCATTGCTTAACACTTTGGCTACTGTTGTAATTGTTCCAACTTCAGGGACTATTACTTCGACTAACCCAAGCTACACAGCAACTTGCCTAGTGAACAGCTACACACCATTTGCTTCAAGCGTTGGTGACATTGCTACTCTTTCCGTAACTTGGCCAACATCAGGCACAATTTCACGCGGAACGTCTGCCTAGTATGAAGATCAACCTGCGCGTTACTTTTGAAGATAAAACGGTAGAGGAAGTTTCTGCCACTGCTCGTGACCTTGTTGCATTCGAGGACAAGTTCACTAAAAGTGTCGCTTCTCTAGAAACAGACTTCCGCATTACCGACTTATTGTGGCTTGCATGGCACTGGTTAGAACGTAAGGGTAAAACCAACAAGGCGTTCGAGGACTGGTGCGATGATGTTGAAACTATTGAAGCGAGTGAAGAAAGCCCAAAATAGTTGGGTTGGGTGACGCATCCCAACACTGGTATTTGGCTTATCTATCCGTTGAAACTGGTATTGCTCCATCAGTTTTAATGGAAGAATCTGAGCGTATGCTTTTTACTATGGGAATGTACCTGCGTTGGAGAAATAGTCAGGGGACATAGTGGCTAAGTCAGAGTTCGCATCTGGTCGTGGTGGTTACGCACAGATAGAGATTCAGGTGACTGGTCTTTATCCTGCTCTGCAACGCTGGTCTAAGTCTGACCCTATGTTTAATCAAGAAATTCGCAAGGCATCTGTCCAGTTGATTGGTCAAGTAGTTACTAACGTGCAATCAGCTGCATCAACAGCACCTAACCCTAGACAGGCAATAGAGTCGGCTAAGGGCTTTAGGGCTAGACCTGACCGTGTGCCTATTGTGAGATTAAGTGGCTCCTCTAACTTTGTTTCTCAATCTCGACCTAATCGTAAGCGCAAGAAAAAGGTCACTCGTGGCGATGTATTCTTTGGTGCAGAGTTCGGCTCTGATCGCTTACGGCAATTCCCCGGTAGATCAGCTAGATTTGGGGCTGGAAATAGGGGTTATTTCTTCTGGCCAACTATTGAGAAAATGGCTCCAACTATTAGGGATGAGTACCTAAAAGCCCTAGATCGCATACTTTACAAGCTATAAATGGGCTAGACATAGCGTATAACAAGTGCTATCGTCTGACCTATGTACGCAGTTAAATGGTGGTCAGTAAAGGACAACAGACCTAAGCCATACGCAGATGATTGGGCTAGCTTTGTAAGCCTGCTCTCGCATCATGCCCAGCGTGAGGACAAATACAAGGGTCATCTTTACAGTCCTGTGACCTACGTTGAGAACGGCTTTAGAGGCAATAAGAATGTAATCGCAGTTAATGCATTCGTTGCTGATCTAGACGGTGAAGCCTTAAACAATACGTTAGACAAACTGCAAGGCTTTGAGTTCATTGCCTATACGACTTACAGCTACGCGCCTGATGACCAGCACTGGCACATAGTTATTCCATTTGATGAGGCTGTGCCTAGCCACCAGTGGTATTCAGTCTGGAAGCAGATGCACGACTTCCTAGAAATTGTTGGCGATCCACAGACCAGCGACCCAGCCCGTATCTTCTTTGCACCACAACACGCACCTAACGCAGAGCATCAGACTATTCGTGGCACTGGCGAAATAATGCAAGCACCAGAGTTTCGCTACACAGATAGACCGCCTGTAACGATTACTAAGCGTGAGTCACAAAGACCAACAGACCACTGGGAATGCAGATGCACACTCACCAAGGTATGCACTAAGTGCGAAATAGAATTTAAAGACGTAGACATTTCTAGGTACAATGGGATGAGTCAGAAAGAAAGACGGGCAGACATGCGCCGTGAATTCTTAGAGTTGATGGCAGGTATCTCTGCCACTTAGGAGTCTTAGTGGCAGCCGCAGCAAGCAAAACTTTTGAGGTTAAGTTTCTTGGCAATACCACAGGATTAACAGCTGCATTCAAAGATATTGAAAAGCATGGCAAAGCTATCGGTGGCACATTCGGTGGAATCACCAAGTCAATCTCTGACAGCATGATGACAACAGGCAAGAGCCTGACAAGAAATGTAACTTTGCCTTTGGCAGCAGTTAGTGCTGCAATCTTCAAAACTACACAAGCTGCATCTGGTCTAGCAGAAGCTCAGTCAAAGGTAACCGCCGTATTCGCTGATCAATCTAAAGAAGTTCTTGACTGGGGTAAAACAACTGCCTCATCTTTAGGTATTTCAAGCAGGGCTGCATTAGGTGCTGCTGGTACTTACGGCAACTTGTTTCAAGCATTTGGCATTGGTCGTAAAGAGTCCCAGAAGATGTCTATGGAACTTGTCGAGCTTGCAGCTGACATGGCTTCATTCAATGACGTTCCTATTGACGATGCACTTAATGCTTTGCGCTCTGGTCTATCTGGCGAAACAGAACCGCTTAAGCGTTTTGGTGTTGCTCTTAATGATGTACGACTTAAAGAGGAAGCACTGCGCTTAGGGCTGATCTCTACTACAAAGGGAACTCTACCTATCGCAGCAAAGGCTCAAGCTGCTTACGCTTTGATTCTTAAAGACACCGCACTACAACAGGGTGACGTAGCGCGTACCTCTGGCGGTCTAGCAGCGCAGCAAAAGTTTTTATCTGCTCAGGTTGAGGATGCAACGGCTGCTATTGGTCAGGTATTTACCCCGGTCTTAATTAACTTAATCGGGGTAGTTCGTGGTCAGTTACTTCCACAAGTAGACCGATTTGTTAAAGCCTTGCAGTCACTATCACCAGAAGCCTTAGCAACTGCAGTCAAGATTGGCTTGATAGCAGCAGCCATTGGCCCAGCGTTAATTGCTATCAGTTACTTAATTAAGGGTCTGCAAGGTTTAGCCACTGCAATTACATTTGTGACTAAGCGCATAATTCTTATTCCTACTGCTATTGCTCTTATTGTTGCATCATTTGTTAAATCACAAGATGCCACAATGTCTTGGGGTGAAGCGTTTTACATTACTATTCGTGGAATTGTAAAACTATTTGCAGGATTAGCAGATGCGGTTATTGTTTCTATTAACTTTATTATTCGTGCAATTAACAAACTAACTTCAGGCTGGAACACTTTACTAAAAGGTGCGCATAATCTTGGTAAAGCATTAGGTCTAAATAATTCCACTTTCCAACAAACTGGATCACAAATAAGTGAGATTAGTTTTAGAGCTAGTGGCTTAGTTACTTCAATAGATTCTGCTTACAGTAGTTTTAAAGATTTTGGAACTCAGTTAGCAGCTCAGTCTAAAGAGTTGAACACCCTTGCTGCTGATGCTAAAAAACTTGGCGAGGAAGTAACTAAAGCAGCAGAAAAGGTAGACAAATCAGGCAAGAAAAAAACTGCTGCCGTTAAAGATGTTGTTAAAGCATTTCGCGCAGTTAATGCACAGATACCTATGTTTAAAGAAAGACTAGACTCTGCAACTTCATCACTTGCTGATGCACGTCAAAAGTTTGAGGATTATGCAAAGAGTATTTCAAGTTCTATTACTGGGTATCTAAAATTCAACGCTGCAACAGATGAAAAAACATTCTTTCAGAATCTAACTGAACAAGCACAGCAAGCCACAACTTTTGCTCAAAAGGTTCAGCAACTTATTTCTTTAGGTTTATCTGAGGCTGGCATTAGTCAGGTTCTAGCAGCAGGCGCGGATGCTGGAAGTGCCATTGCTGACGAGATTATTGCTGGTGGAACTTCAATGGTTAGCCAGATCAACACAATGGTAGAGGCTCTTAAATTAGTAGCTGACGAAACTGGGAGACAAGGCGCAGAAGCGTTTTATCGTGCAGGCGTTACTGCCGGTGAGCAGATGGTTAAAGGTATTGTTGCAGCATTGAAATCATCTGGTCTAACTATAAAAGGCACAGACACCTCAACTATTCAAAATAAGTCAGCGATAGATTACGTCAATAAGCAACTTGCTAAAGCTAGAAAATCTGGTGGCAAACTTACTAAAAAAGAAAAAGAAAACATCGAGAAACTTGCAGCTGAACTCGGCGTTGCTGTTCCAGCTATGGCTAAGGGTGGAATCGTAAACAAGCCAACACTTGCGTTAATTGGCGAGGCAGGCCCAGAAGCAGTTGTGCCTTTAAACCGTAACAATATGCCTATGGGCAACACCATCAACTTAACGGTCAATGCAGGTATGGGCGCAGACGGCGCAACGATAGGCCGTGAAATCGTAGATGCGATTAAGAGATATGAGCGCACCAGTGGCCCGGTCTTTGCGAGCGCGTAAATGGCTAATCCAGATACACGAGTTTTTATTGCCTTCGACCTTACGGCATCAGGTGGTTCGTTCTTTGCGCTTAACGATCCAGTACGCGGTGTTCTTGATAGCGATTATGTTTTGGGTGGCGATGTTCTGGTTGATGTTACTAATTATGTGGCTTCTGTATCTATTGACCGGGGCAAGTCTAGGGAACTAGACAGATTTACCGCAGGCAATGCATCCGTAACCCTGCACAATGACGATAGAACTTTTGACCCATTCTACGCTGATAGCCCGTTCTTCTCTCAGATTCTGCCACGCAAGCAAGTTGTTATCGAAACTAACGGCATACGCCAGTTCACTGGTTACATTGACGATTGGGATTTAACTTACGAGCTAGGCGGTAAGTCATTTGCTTCAATCAGTTGCATAGATGGTTTTTTGCAGTTGTCAGCTACTCAGTTACCAGAGTTTACAAACGTGTCACAGTTATCTGGTCAGCGCATCATTGACATTATCAATCGCCCAGAAGTTGCTTGGCCTGCTGGTGAGCGCGACATAGATGCAGGTCAGGAAACCTTGCAAGCCGATACGGTAGCTGAGAACACGAATGTTCTGCAATACCTACAACTTATTGAGTCCACAGAACCCGGCGCATTGTTTATGTCTAAGTCTGGTGCGCTTACATTCCGTGACCGCATTACAATTCCACCGCTAGTAGATACGCTGATCTTTGCTGACGATGAACGCGCAGAGTCCGTAGGGTACTCAGACATTGAAGTTGTCTATGGGTCAGAAAATCTTTACAACCGTGTGATCGTTACTCGTGAAGATGGACTGCCACAGGCAGTAGATAACTTTGCATCACAAGCTATCTATGGCGTACAGACTTTATCCTTAGACGGATTGTTACTTACCTCAGATGCAGATTCTTTACTTCTAGCCAACTATTTGCTAGGTCGCTACGATCAGCCAGAGCTGCGCTTTAGTAGCTTGCGCGTGAACTTGCACGATAAAGAAACAGCAGATCAGGCTGAACTTCTAGCCGTAGAAATCCAAGACGTAATTAAGATCATCTTCACTCCTAACGGTATTGGCGATGCCATTGACAGATACGGCTTAGTTACAGGCATCAAGCACAGCATTGGGATTGACACTCATACAGTCACGTTTGACTTTGGTTCTGTCCAAGACTTCCCACTTATTCTTGATGATCCGATCTATGGCAGACTTGGTGGCTCGTTGCCGTTATACGATGACATTGGTACTTCCTATGATGATGACCTTGTACGATACGATGGAACAGAAGAATTCGGATACATACTTGCTTTCTAAGGTGAACAATGCCAACTAATTACCCAACCTCGTTGGATAACTTTACAAACCCGACGGCTAACGATTCTCTCAACCTGCCTTCACATTCAACGCAACATGCAAACGCAAATGATGCCATTGAAGCAATTGAAGCAAAACTTGGAACTGGGCCAAATGTTATGCCTTACGCTTTTGCTTGTGGTAATACGTCACTAAATACATCTACTGAAACAATAAACTTTCCAGTTGGTAGATTTACTCAAACACCAATTATTTCTATTGGTATGAAAACTGCCACACTTGGTCGAGGTGTAACTGTTACAGCAGCAAGCACTGCAAGTTTTACCGTTACAGGCTTTGTTACTACATCAGGTGCAGCAACAACGACTGCTTTTGATTGGCACGCAATTCAAATGACTGCGGGTTCAGCCGCAGGCTAAACTAGATAAGACTTTAGGAGTAAAACAAAATGGCTGGTGCTGGTAAAAAGACATTCACAGCAGGTGAAGTATTAACTGCTAGTGATGTGAACACATACCTAATGGAGCAATCCGTTATGGTCTTTGGTGGTACGGCTGCACGTTCATCTGCTATTCCTACACCGACTGAAGGCATGACTTCGTATCGTACAGACACACAGCAGATCGAATCTTATGATGGTGCTGAATGGCGTGGCATGTCAGGTTTGCAGTTAGTTAAAAAGCAAACTATCGGCACAGCCGTCAGTCAAGTTGACGTGACTAATTGTTTTAGCGCAACTTATGACAATTATTTGATCACTGTGAATGGTTCTGTTCCTAGTGCTGGAAATCTTTTGAGCATAAGATTAGGCGCAACAGCTACGGGATATTATTCAGCGTCAAATTTTCCAACATATGCTGGAACGACTAGCGTACTTTCCCAAAATAACGCGACAACATGGGACCATTATTGCACATCTGTAAGCACTACCGACATTCAAACGTCTTTTACACTTTTAAGCCCATTTTTATCGCGTACGACAATTATTCAAGGCTGGCGGATTAGTGCAACTGGCGCGGGTCCCGCTGGTGGCACTTTACAAAATACGACTTCATATACTGGATTTTCATTTTTCACCAGTACTGGAACAATAACAGGCGGAACCATCTGCGTTTACGGATATGGAACATAACAAATGAGCAAACCACTTATACAAATAGATGACCTTGTACGGGAAATGACTGATGAGGAATACGCAATTTATTTAACTCACACAGAGAACGCAACCACATCGCCGACAGAGTAAACTTGTTCTAACAACCTGCGCTTAATCTTTTGGAGTTACATTGAAGCGCAAGCAAGTCAAAGACATAATTACTCGCATGGTTGCAGTAGTTGTGGCATCTGTTATGGGAACAATCGGTGCTGGTTCGATCATCGGTGTTGAGTTGTGGAAGTCTGCAAGTATGGCTGCGATCCTTGGTGTGGCTATTGTGCTTGAAGGACTAGCTCGTGCCTACATAGCTGACGGCAAACTTGATGAAGATGAAATTGACGAATCTTTTAGTAAGGCCAACGGCAAGAAGTAAATGAAGCGCATACGGGTTGCCCTAACTGCGCTACTTGTCGGAGCATTTATGTTTGCGACACCTGCTCAAGCAGATGTTGTTTGTAACACTTACACGTTTACCGGTCACGATGATTCTGCCTATCCTGCCAATCTGCCATTTACCTTAAAGCTAGGGCAGACAGAATACGAGAACGTCTTTGTTACCACTAACGGCACTCTTACCTTTGGCAATCCTGATGCGACTTTCAACAACTATCCTCAGACACCATCTGTATCAGTTGCAGGTTATGACTGGGTAACTTTTGGGCAAGGTGCTTACGTTTCCTTTGGCTCAACTGCTAACACGCTTTGCGTTGAATGGAGTCTGCGCCCATACCCACAGTTCACAGGCGATCTAACCCAGATACGTCTAGTGATTAACAAGTACCCCAATGGGACTTGGCATGGCGAGGTTACAACCTTTGGTTGGTTGCCTGCTGATCTAAGGCGCGGTATTCGCTACGTTCAAGGTGAGCCAGTTGTAACTATTGCAGGGGCATTTGATGTTGGTGATGGTGGCGTTCCTATTGAAGTTGAACCTGCACCAACCCCTAGTAGCTTTACAGAACCGCCAGTTATTCCTAGTCCAGAACCAACGCTAGAACCTAGCCCTGAGCCAGTCCCAAGCATTGAGCCAACTCTGAACCCAGAGCCAACGCCAACGCCTGAGCCTACGCAAACTGCATTGCCAGAGCCAACGCCGATAGATACGCCATCGCCAACGCCAGAACCCACAATCGAAGCCACACAAGCACCAGAGCCTACACCTATTCCCGTAGTAGTGCCTGAACCTGAACCTAGCCCTAGCGTGTCTGAGATTGCTGCTGTGCCTGTTGTAGAGCCATCACCTATCGCATCAGATTTAGTGCCAACAGAATCTGCACAAGTTGTAGCTCTAGAAGTACCTAGCGCACTGGCAAGCATCCCCGGCATCACCGCAGTCTTTGAAGCTGCGGAAGCCTTTATGAACATCGGAAGCGACATGACAGATGAGGAACGCGAAGAATCTCAGTCTGTTGTCGTTGCTGCCGTGATCGTCACACAGTTAGCACTACCAAGGAGAATGAAATGAAATGGATTAAGACCTACCTGCGTGAGATTACTGCTGAAACTTATACGTTTGTAGGTTTATTAACTGCATACTTTACGTTAGACGGGTCAGCTAAAAAGGTGACTGGTTTGCTCATCCTAATTGGGGCATTTGTCTGGCTGGTAACATTGCCTTTAAGACAAGATGACAATAAGGATTAAACAAAATGGGTTCACCAATCGCAGGCAAGACACCGAGTACGGGATATCGTAAGGTTGGCCGTCATTGGTCAAAGGGTTACCACACGGGCTGTGACTACGCTGTTCCAGTTGGTACTGATGTTCTTGCAGTAGCTGACGGCGTGATTGACAAAGCCACATGGGGAAAATCGTACGGCGTACAGTTGGTCGAGAAATTAGACGGCGGTTGGTTTATCTATGCGCATCTATCCAGCACCCTAGTTAAGCCGGGTGACAAAGTTATGGCTGGACAAGTTATCGCTAAGTCTGGGAACACAGGCAATAGCACAGGCCCACATCTTCACGTCGAGCTGAGAACAAAATCTCATTGGAGTTCTGGCACAGACCTAGACCCACACGCTTTAATCGGTACTAAGCCTGCATCTGCCATTAAAAAGGCTAAGGCTAAAGTTGCTGCGCCAATCGTCAAAAAGAAAAAGTGACGCGGTTAGTTTTAACCTGCGCACTAATCTTTTCTTTACTGGGAGCATCACAAGCTAAGGCCAACAGTGTTGAGCCGTACATTGTTGCGACTGCTAAAAAGTCTGGCCTATGTAAGTCTGAAAGAGATCAAAGAGTTACTGGCAAGTGGCAGAACTTTGGTGGCTGTGATCCGTTTAAGTTAAATGGTGAGCGTTCTTTATTCTTTGCACAGTTGCACATCAACTGCACCAAGCGACCTAAGTATGTAAAGATTCGCCTTGCTCGCTTATTACCTAACGGCAAGAAAAACACGACAGGCACAACCACATTTTCATTTACTAAGAACACAACACGCGACTGGCAAGGCTCAATGTGGTGGGAATCAAAAACCAAGTACCCAATCATTGCGCAGTATAAAGTTGTGGGTGGTAAGTGTTATTCAGATCAACGACAATTCAAATGGTGGCAACCGTAATGGGACTAATTGAACTAGGGCAATACGCAGGCGCAATAATGGCGATCTTGATTCTTGCCGGCACTGCAATCAAGTGGGGAATCGTTAAGCCGATTAAGAGCTACATTGACCAAGCG